GATGCGCCCGGTGTGGCCTCGGTACTCTCCGTGACCGCGATGACGCGCGTCGGGGGACTGACTGGTCCCGTTCAGGTTGGTGGTCTGCGTCCCTGCCGTTGTTTCTCTTGCGGCGGGTCCTCCTCATCGAGGATGCCGGGCAGGCTTTGTCCGGCTTGCCAATCCACGAGGCATGGTGACCCCGTGGTTCGGGCCGTCCGTTGTGGCCATCACGTCTGTTCGGGTGTTATTCCCATCCGGTACACGGGCGTGGTGAATATGGACAGCCAGCACCCGCCGCTAAAGACAGGCACCGAGACGTGGGGCAAGAGTCGGGTGACCGTTAAGGGGTCGACGGTTCAGGATGTCCTGTCCATGGAGCCCAGAGCTCGCAGTGGACCGCGCCTCCTGGGCGTCGGCCTCAACGGCGCCTATCCCTTCTGCTCTAGCGTGGGGCCCCGCCCGCTCCTTGAGGCCATCCTTTTTAGGGTGTTCCGAGAGCTACCGGGGCGGACTCCGCCATCCGCGGGGGCGTTTCAGGTTGTGGCGTGCAACGCCGACTGTTTGTTGCGCGGATTTTTTGAGCCACTGGAGCCCATGGAGACGTGGGACTGGCTCTGTTCCTACACGGACAGTCGCAGACGTCACGAGCTCGTGCGTGCGTGGAAGAAGCTCATCGAGCGTGGGGAGCCCCATCGGGACTATGGTTTGATCTCAGCTTTTGTTAAGACTGAGAAGCTTCCGTGGTTCAAACCGATCGGGGGCGTTCCCTACGCCAGTGAGGCACGCTACGTCGCCCGGCTGATCCAAGCGCCCCATGACGAGACCCATCTCGGGGCCGGCCCATACCTCAAGCCACTTACGAAGAGGCTTAAGGAGGTGTGGCACGTGGAGAATTGGATTTTCTACGGATCGGCGGCGCCTGAGGTGCTGGACCAGTGGCTGGAGCGCAATGCCACGTGTCAATCCTTCTTCTTTGCGGACTACTCCGCCTTCGATGCGACCCACTCAGCCGAGAGTTGGGCCTTAATCGAGGGGTTGTACGCCCGGGTCTTCCCGAGGTCGTCCTGTCCATCCCTCTGGAGGGCGATCGATGTGTGGAGGAAGCCCAAGGGCAAGTGCAAGGTCCGGAAGGAGGGGGTCACGATCACGTACGATGCGCCCATTTGTAATGCGTCGGGGCGTGATGACACCGCCCTGGCCAACGCCCTGGTCAATGGGCTCTGCCTCGCCTCTGCCTTTGCGGCTGAGCTGGCGGGGTGTGAGCTTGAGGACCTGACACCAGCCCACATTGAATTTGCTGAGCGGTATGTTTCCATATCGGTTGTCGGTGACGATTCGATCGTGGGCTGCAGGTTCGACATCCGGGACATTCAGCCTGTCCGCCACTTGAAGCGCTTCGGCCTCGTGGTCAAGGAGGAGACGGCTATGCATATCTCGGAGGTGACTTACCTGGGCCAGATGCCGTACCTTGTCTCGGGCAGGTGGATCTGGGGTCCTACACTGGGCCGCCGCCTGTACAAGGCCTTCTGGCAGGCCGAGCCCGTCG